AACCCGCGACCTTTGGGTTATGAGCGCATCGACGATTTCTGATCCGCAAGATTTTGCTGAGGATTTCGATGCAATTCGAGGCGTGCCAAGAAAACGTGCCAAACGACGGCGTCATGGGCTGGTTCCGCCGAAAATAGGCCAAAACTCAGCGATCGGCGTAGTCAGACAAACGCCTATAGCCTAGAGACAAATCGACCGATAGACTACGTATCCCATCTACCCAAGGAATTCAAAGTCCATGAACGTTGCCCTGCGTCTTTCGGCGGTGACTTTGTCGATTGTGTGCCTCGGTGCGTGTGCGCAGAAATTGCCGACCGAGCCGACGAGCTCGGCGCAGACAACGCAGCCGGGCGTTCCAGCACGGCTTGAGTTGAATGCCAGCCCAGGCCTCGGTGCCCAGGGCGGCACGGGCATCATTACCGCGCGCGTACTCGACGGACTCGCCGCAGTGGTGCCAGGCGTCACCGTGAATTTCACGGCCTCCGAAGGGACGCTGGACGCGGCGGCGGCCGTCACGGATGGAAACGGGCTGGCGCGGGTGAACATCGCCGGTCCGACAGGCGCCGTGATCGAGGTGAGCGCTTCAACGGGATCCTTGGCTTCAAAGACGAAGCTTGCGATTCAACCGACGCCGCAGCCGCCGGTCGTCGTAACGCCGATCCCGACACCTACACCGCCACCCGCGCCCACGCCCCCACCCGCACCGACGCCACCGCCGCCGGTGACATTGACAGTTTCGCTCGCCTGCGCAACACCGGTCGCGGCTGGTGCCACGATGGCCTGTACGGCGACCGTGACCAACGCGACGCCATCCGACGCGGTGGTTGCCTACCAATGGGATCTCGACGGGACGACCGGGTTTGAGGCCACGACGACCACGAACACGCGCACCTCAGGACCGCAGGGCGCGCAAGGCTTGTTCACTGCCCAGGTGAAGGTGACGACCGCGGCCGCGCGTTCCGCAACCGGCACGACTACCTTCGTGGTGACCGCCGCAACTCCGACGACGCCTGACTTAGCGGTGACGCTGGTCTGTACGCCCGCGTCGGTAGTTGTCGCGGTCGGCACGATCAATTGCACCGCCACCGCGACGAATCAGCAGGCCGGCGAAACGATCGCCGCGTATGAGTGGGATCTGGATACGACGAGCGGCTTCGAAGACACGACGACGACCAACACACACTCTGGCGGACCGTACGCGACGCGCGGCTTCTTCACTGCCACGGTCAAGGTCCTGTCTTCGACCGGCCGGATGGCCACGGGGACATTTGCGTTCGCAGTAACGAACTGATGCCGGAGACGATCGACTTCGATGGCGTCGCGGCCCTGATCTACACGGTCGCGACCGGGGAGACGATTCTGCTACCGGAGGACACCGCGGAAATCGTCGCGCAACTGCGTCGCGTCTGGAACGCGCGCGGCGCGGCCGACATCGCGACGATCGAGACGGCGCTGGCCAGCCAGATGGGTGCGACGGCCAGCGGGCCGTACCTGAAGAACCTCGATCGCGAACTGCGGAAGCTCGATCGGTAGTTACTCGCCTGAGTTGCGTCGCCGCCGCGGCGTCTGCCCGGACGGGCGCCGCGGCGGATGCCCCAGATCTTCCGCTCGAATCAACGACTCGACGTCAGTGAACGGGTGACCCGTCCGCGCAGAGACGATCGACAGCGCGAGCGTCATCCGCTTCTCGCTCACGAGGCGAGCCGCGTGCTCGGCGGCCGCGCGACTCTCCGCCGTGTCGATCCGCCTGGTCTGCTCCTCGATCAGTTTCAGCATCTCGCTGAAGCGGCCGTCGACGTTCTTCTCGATGCGTCGATTCAGTCGAGAGTTCGTGATGCCTTTCCACGCGCTGATCACGGTCCCGATGAAGGTGCCGATGGCACCGACGAGCAACGCCAGGCCCGGGATGCCCGTTTTGAAAAACTCGATCAGCACATCACTGCTGAACCCCGCGGCCGGTTGCATCACCACACCAGCGTAGCAGCGCCGCCGCCGTAGATTGCATTGCCCCAGGACTTGCCGATCCAGCCTTGTACTTGCAGGTGCGTGCCCTGCTTCGCCACGACGGCGACGTTGACGCCGGCCTCACTCACAACGGTGACGAGGGCGCCGTTCGTTCCGTGTGGCAACTTCGCGACGCCCTGGTTGACGAACTTGAGCGCGTCCGCGAGCAGCTTCCCCGGCGGATCGTTAAAGGCGACACCCTTAGTGAGATCGCTCATTTGTCCGTCACGATCGCAGCTTCGCCCTGTTCGCCCAGCAGCCGTTCGAGCGCGCTGTAGGAGACCCAGGTCGGCCACGGGTACGAGGTGCCCCACGAGTTCAACCAGCCAATCGCCTGCCGCCGGTCGCTCGCCAGCGGTGCGCAGATGCAGTGCCCGCCGGCGATCGACCCCCAGGCGAGCGGTTCGTCGAGCCAGGCTTCGGCGCGGCCACGGAGGCCGGTCGCTTTCGCGACGGGATGGTAGAAGCCGTTGTACCAGTTCACGCCGAGCACGACGGCGAAACCCTCGCTGATGGCCGTCCGGATCTGATCGACGCTGGTGAGCCAGCGGTTGACGTCGACGATGCCCTCGTCCATCTCGGCGGCGCGTGACCGTCCCGCGTAGTACCGCGCGTGCCCTTTCGTGCGAAGAATGTCGAAGCCGGCGCGCAGTGACGTACCGTCCGCCGGGGGCGTGTCGGGCCACTCGTCGATCAGGCGCGCTTCGTTGTAGAGCCAGCGCGCCTCGTACTTCTTGCGGTTCAGGATCGACATGAGGATCGATTCCCCGAACCCGACGCACGCGCCTTCGTCGCCCTGGTCGTAGAAGACGTGGTAGTCCTTCGGCAACGGGATCTTCGTGACTTCAACCGTCGCCACGGTCTTCTGCAGCCGGCGGAGCGCGGTGCCCGGGTACTTCGCGACGTGCGCGAAGTCCGGCGGCGGGCGGCGGTCGAGGATCGGCATCAGCCCTGCCCGTTGCCTTTCTTCGTCGGCGGCTTCACGGTGATCCGGTAACCGAGGAAGGTTCCCGTCAGGCCGTCCTCCTGCCGATCACGAATCTGCGCGAGCGCGACACTCATCGCCGTCAGCAGGTCGGCCTGCGCCTGAAGCGCCTTCGGAATCTCCTGCAGCTGCAGCGCGAGAGCGGTGAGCGTTTCCAGGAGCGTCGGGTTGGTCGGCTCATCCTCGTCGGGTTCCGCGTCGTCAGGCTGCTCCGGCTCACCCAGATGGTTGACCGGCGTGACCGAAATGAACACCTGGTCGGCCACATGCTGGAACGTTGGCGCCGCGCCATCCTGCACCTGGATTTGCTTCGTCGAGCCGTTCTGCCAGTCCCACATGTCGAACGCGCCATCCGAAAGCAGCAACGCGAGCGTGTCCTTGGACTGCGGGCCTGCCGCACGCTTGGTGCCCCACCGTGGCCCGAACGTAAAGGCGAACTGCTCGGCCATCATCTTCGTCAGCGCGCGGCGATCATCATCGCTGCCCAGCGCGAGGTTCTGATGCTTGGCGAACAGGCGATCGAGAATGGCGCGACCACCTGCAGGAAACGTATTCATGGCACCTTGATCCCGCTGATGGTGCCGGTGGCGACGAACTTCGCCCAGGCCGCGTTGCTCGACGTCCAGTTCGTCGGCATCGCAGAGACGCCGGCACCGAAGAAGCCGTAGTTGCTCGGCGGCACGGTGTTGTCGGTGAAAGTGAACCGCTGCGCCGGTGGTCCGCCGGAGATGTAGACCGCAGCGGAGACTTTCGCGCCTTGGAAGGTGTTCCCGCTGATCGTCAGATCGTCCGGCGCCTGCTCGAGAAGGATCATGCGCGCCGTCGTGCCGGGTGCGTACTTTGCCGGATCGAGATCGGTGAACGTGTTGCCGGTGATCGTCCACCGTGCGCCCTTCACGCTGCGCCGCACCGTGCCGACGGGAACGTCGCGGCCGCTCGCGCTTTCCTTGATCGTGTCCTGGCCGAGCAGGTTCATCGCGCCCGCGCCGTGCGCGAACCGGTTGTTGCGGACAGTGAGATCCTGCACGGTCGAGAACGGCGCGCGGCCGTCCTGGTTGCGCACCGTCACGACGAGCAGATACCCGGCCTGCCCCTTCGCCCAGCTGTAGCTGCCGTCGTTGTCCTCGACGAGCACGTTCTTCGCGTTCTTGAACTCGACGAGGTTCTTCACGCCGATCGGCAGCGCCTGCCACGCCGGGTTCTTCGTCAATGTGTTCCCGCGGATGATGACGTTCGAGGGCGTGCGCGCCTCGGAGCTCGGGTCGGCCCCGCCGAGCATCAGCGTTTCGCTCCCGCCCTCGAGGTAGTTGTCCTCGATCGTCAGCCCAGGCGCCATGTCGTACGCGAGGATCGCTTGCGTGTCATTCCCCGGATACGTGCCGAAGCAGTCGGCCACGTAGGAGCGCCGGATCGTCACGTTGCCGTTGCCGTTCGCGGCGATGCCGCGCTTCGCGCCTTTGGCCGGATCGCCGAGGATGCGCACGCGATCGACCACGACGTCCTTTCCGCGGATCACAACGATGTCGGTCAGCGGGTCGACCCGGCGCACCTCGAGGCCGATGATGGTCGCGCCGTCGCCGAGCGTCAGCCCGTCGCGAAAGGTCGGCAACTGAGGGTCGCGGGTCATGCGCCCGTCAGGCACCGTTGCGGCGCGTAGGGTGACGCCCTGCACGGTCAGGAGTGTCGGGTAGACCAGCGTCGGGTCGAGCGTCAGCGTCGCGCCTGGCGCCGCGGTGGCCAGCGCGGCATCGAGCGCCGCTGGCGTCGCGATGACGGTCACCGCCGGCCCCGGCTTCAGCGCCTCCAGCGCTTGCTCGAGCAGCGCCCGCGCTTTGTTCACATCCTGCGCGGAGAGCGAGAGCGACAGGAGCAGAACGCCGATCGCGGTCAGGGTTCGGTGTCTCATGGTTTCGGGGTGGCCTTGTTCTCGACGGCTTCGATCACTTCGAGCGCGAGGGCCGTCGCGTGGTAGCGGTCGAGGAGCGGCAGTCGCTGCAGCAGCACTTGCCGCACCGCCTTGAGCTGCGCGTCGTTCATGGTCTAACAGCCATCGGGACCGTCATAGGTTTCACGGGCTCGCTGATCCGGTTGCATGGCGCGGCGAATGTCGTGCAGAGCCGCGTCCTGCTGCCGCTGCCAGTCGTGCCGCCGGGCTTCCCGCTTCCACTGATACCAAAGGTTCGCCAGCGCCGCGGCGAGAATTGTGACGTGCCCGACAATGGTCCCCCAGTCATCCACCGGCGCTCCTCGTCACCCCAGCATCCCCAAGGCTCGATCAATCCAGCCGGTCAGGAAGCGCAACTGCGAGGGATCGCGTTGCACGAGGCGCGTCAGCCGATGCGCCCGGGCCTGCACCAGGCGTGTCAGCAGCCATTGGCCGTCACCGTTCGCCTTGATGGCCGCCGCGATGGTCTGTGGTCCGATGATCCCGTCCTCCTCGACCTCGAGAACGCGCTGCAAGGCCCTGATTGCCGTCTCGACGCCTGAGTGCACGGCATCATCGATCAGCGCCACGCGCACACGTTCGTCCATGCCGATGTTGCCCAGTGGAGTAAACGGCGCGACATACTTGCGGAGGTAGATCGCTTTGGCGTCCTCTCGCGATGGCGGCCCGGATCGCCAGGCCGCGGGATGCGCGCGCTCCGAAATGCCCCACGCCGTGCGCCCGCCCTTGTCGTCGCGGTCGACGTACTCGGGCGGGACGCCCGGGCCTTCGCGTTCGAGCACGCCCTCGAGGATCTCGTCGATCGTCACGTCAACCAAGCCAGGGTGAGGCACGCGGCGCCCAACCATTCGAACCGCACCGGCAGCGGCATCGGAAACGCCGCGAGGATGAAGCACACCACGGCCAGCACCACGAAGATACTGCGGAGGGACGTCATGCGTTCGTCTCCAAAAACTCGCGGATGTTCACCCAGACGTCGGCCTCGGCCAGCACCGCGTCGCGCTTCTGCACGTTCGTCATCGCGTTCCAAGAGGTGATGTTGCGCGACCGCACGACCAGCGCGCAGGTGGCGAGGACGTCCTTCTCGCGACTCGTCCGCTGAAAACGCATCGTCGGCGTCGTTTCCGGGGCGCTATCGATGATCACCTGCGCACCCGAGACCTGTGGTCCGGTCCATGGCGTCTCCTTCTTCAACCGATACAGCGAGGTGCCCAACGTGTGCTGCACGCCGATCGTCGCGTCGTTCGCCCGGAGCTGCGCCAACAGCGTCTGCTGATCCGGCTCGGTGAGGCGCGTGCTGGTGAAATCCTGATAGCTGGGCACGTCAGTCGACCTCGAAGAACACTTCGCCGTAGACACCGGTGGCGTTGGTCGCCAGGGTCCAGTTCGCGACGCTGAACTTGTAGCACTCGATGTAGGTGTTGCCCGCGCCGACCTGGACGAAGCCGGCGGTGTTGCCGCCGCCGTTGTCGGAATAGTTCAGGCTCACCGAGAGGACGTACTTCGTGTTGGTGAACCCGCCGGGAATCTTGATCCGCAGATTGTTGGAGACAGTGCCCCCAACCGTCGTCGAGATGATCGCGAACTGCACCGCGAGCATCTTGCCCGCCAGCCGGTACGCATAGACGGTGATGTCGCCCGAGTCGACCGTCCACGTCATCGAGCCGCTGGCGGTAAAGTCTCCGGCGGAGAACGCCGGGGTGATGAAGGCGCCCTGCTCGTGGCCGACGATCATCCAATCGGTGCCATCGTACTGGTAGGTGATGTAGCCGCCAGGTGCCACCGGCGTCGGCGCGCTCGTCGCGAAATTCCTGAACTTATTGCCGGCCGACGAGCTCGCGCTCTGATGCGCGAACGTGGCGATCTTCGTCCCGGTGTTCTTCACCGTGACGATCCGGCCGGTCGCGCCGCCGGCGAGTCCGGTGAACGCCGCGTCCGACGCGCCGCTCCACTCGACGAGCGTCGAAGTCGAGAGCGTCGGCGCCCAGTTGTTCTGTGCGCCGGTGACGGTCGATGTCGTCACGCTCGGCGAGAAGGTCGCGGCGGCGGCTGACGAGCCGAGCACGCGCCAGCGGTCGCTCGTGTCGTCGTAGAAAAGGACCGCCCAGCCTGTGCCGGCGGCCAGCGTCAGCGCGCCTCCCGTGCCGGTGATGATCCGGTTCGCCGCCGTGGAGGCCGCATCCTCGTTGTTCAGCACGACGGTGCCCGCACCGATCGCCACGAGGAAGAGCGGCTTCCCTGGCTTCGCCGGCGCGGCCGGCGCCAAGATCCCGGTGAGCGTCAGCGTGCTCGCATTGTTTGCCCGGATGCGATCGGCTTCGGAGTAGCTGAAGTTGTTCTGGCTGCCGGTCGACGTCGTCGTGAACTCCGACCAGCGGGCATCGAGCGCGTCGTAGATCGCCTGCAGCCAGGCGTTGTTGTGGATCGTGCCGTCTGTTCCGGTTCCGCTGTCGTCAGTGTCGGTGGTCCGGGTAATCATGACGGTTCCGCCGCGTCCTTCCGGCGCGTTGCCCGCAGCAGCGCCTCGAACGAATACCGGATCGACGACAACACCGCGCGATAGGTCGGATAGAGCTTCGGGTAGAAGTTCGTGATCGTGACTTCCTGAATCTTCAGGGTCGTATCGACGTTGGTCGGCGCCGGCAGGTCCACGACGATCGAGCGCCCAGCGCGCGTGTTGACGTCGCGCGACTGGTAGGCCAGCGTCAGCTCCGGCTCATCGTGCAGGTCGAGCCAGGCCTGCGCCCGGGCGAGGGCCTCGGCGTACGACATGCGCCGGTCCTGCAGGTTCTCTTCGATGACACCGTCGCCGCCCGTGACCGCAGCCAACGCCGCCTGGCCGACCAAGTCGTCGACCTGCGCGAGCAGGTTCACAGGATCTCCCTGCTTAATGGTTTCGACGATCGCGCCGACCCCGCTCGACGGAATGCCTGCGAGCGCAGGCACAGCTGAAATCGTGCTCCCGTACCAGATCGGCGACTCAATCGCCCCGATGCCGGACGCCGGAATCCCGGTCAAAAGATTGCCACCTGGGATAGCAACCACCGGCGAGCCAGTCGCGGGCGTGGCCGGCGTGCCCGCCACGGTGTAGGTGAACGTCGTGCCGCCCTCGCCGGCCGGCATCCCGGTGATCACGAAACTGCCGTTGTATTCCGTTTGCGTCGCGCCGCTGATGGTGACTGTCTGGCCGGTCACGAAGCCGGTCGCCGAGCCGGCGGTGGCGGTTGCCGTCGACCCTGAGCGCGTAATGCCGATCGCGAGCGTCACCGGCAACGTCGCCGTGCCCGCATAGCGAATCAGCTGCCAGCCGTCGGTGACCCAGCCGCCCGCCGCATCGGCGAAGGCGAGCCCGTTGACCTGGAGTGTTGACGCCCCCGGATTGATCTGGCCATCAGCGCGGGTCAGACCGGACGTGTCGCTGACCGGCGCATTCGCGCCCAGTGCGCCATCGGCGGCGGTATCGGTGTACGTCGTCGCGCTGTTGTTCGCGATCGTGGTGAGGAGTTTCAGTTGCGAGCCGTTGACGACGGAGCGATAGATCTTGCGCGCCGTCACACCGACTGGCCCGATGGCCACGCTCGACAAGTCAACCGCGCTGCCACCCGTCTGATTGCTGGTCGGCGCGGCGGATCCCAGGCCGCTATCGGGCGTCGTGTCGGTGATGTTCGTCGTCGTGTTGTCGTTGATCGTGCTGACCAGGCGCAGCGTCGAGCTGCCGGATGGACTGCGGTAGTACTTGCGCGCGGTCGTGCCGGCCGGCCCCGTCGGCACGGTCGGATACGCGTACTCGCCTGGGGCCGGATACGTCACGGTCACCAACGGGCTGAGTGCGCTCTCGCCCAGCGCGGTGACGAACGTGTAGCCGAACTTCACCGTGCCCGCTGGGAGCGGGCCGCCGCCGACGCCGGCATTCCAGAACGTGAGCGCCGATCCGGGATTCGCGATGCCCGCGTGGATGTTGATCGTGGCCAGTGGGCTCGGGGTGCTCTCGCCGGCCGCGGTCACGAACGTGTAGTCGTACTTGTAATCGCCGGTCCCTAACGAGCCTGACGTCGCCGAGTACAGCAGCGCAGGCGGCGAGCCCGGCGAGACGCCGGGCCCGGCGAGAGATCCGGCGTTGCCCAGGTGCCGGCTGCTGTAGCTGATGCGCTGCGGTCCTGACACGACTTGGCCGCCGTCCGGATACCAGGCGACATCTTCCAACGGGATCACCGTCTCGCCTGGCGCGATCTCGACGAGGGCATTGACGCCGCCGCCTTCGAATGTCACGCGCGTCCGCCGTTGGCTTTCGTCACGCGTCACCTGAACGTTCTCCAGCGACGGATGCGTCTCGGTCAGGTCGCGCGGGTTGCTGACGCGCGGGTCGGCCGTCGTGAAGGCGTGCAGGTCGCGCAGGTAATCGATGTAGGCGTACCCGCCGATGCGCTTGACCACCTGGACGACCGCGTTCATCAGCGGCACGTTGGTGAAGGTGATCTCGTCGATCACGTCGAGGTCGGCCTGGACGTGGTTGCTGGTGAAGCCAGTTGCCATCGCGACGAGGTCGCGCAAGATCGCCGTCGCCGATTGGTTCGTGTAGCGCTTCGTCACCAGGTGGTGATTGAACGCCCAGGTGTAGTCGATGGCGTTTGCGCGATACACGGTGCTCAGTGGGGACTTCTCGTAGAACGACGTCGGGCTCAGGAGGTGCCCGGCGAACAGCCGCTCGAGGTTGTTCCGCGAACCGAGGGTGATGATGATTTCCTCGAGCGGATTCGGCGCATAGCCGACCAGCGTCTGAAAGCTACAGGTGTTCGGCGCGTCGTCGAGCGCGTCGGTGATCGTGAGCGTCTCGCTCCTGATCTGCGTGTAGCGCTGCACGCCCGCGATCGACAGGAACACCTTAGGCGAGTGGTAGCCCGCACGCGTCGCGCCGGCGCGCGGTGGCGTGAACTGGGCGGTCGGCGTTGTCCCGGCCTGGTTGTACATCAACGCCTTCTGACTGCCGGTGATGCCCATCGCCTACAACCGCCGCCCCGAATGCTGTTCCTGCTCGACGATTGCGTCCTTTACCAGGCGCGCGAGTTCGTCCTTCGTGCTCAGCACGCTGCCGTAGACGTTCACCACGACGCCGCCGGTGTTCCGATTCGGCGTGATGAACCCGCTGCTCGCGCCCATCGTCAGGACTTCGGGGCCCTTCTCGCCGACGATGTAGCGTTGGCCCGCCATGACAGGGCCGCCCTCGGCTCGTAGGCTGAATTCCTTCAGGTGGAAGCCAGCCGCGCCGGCACTGCCTGGCCCCGCGCTGACGCCGCTCGCCGGACGTGGAACGCCGGCGCCCCCTCCGAAGACTTCCTTGCTGATGCCCGACGGGGCGTTCATGAACGCCGCATCGGCCGCCTGCGCCGCAGCGAGCTCCGTCGCGAGAAAGGCTTCGTTGGCCTGCGCCTCTTTCAGCTTCGCGATGACGAGCTCATTCGTCGCGGCCGTCTGCTGGCGGATGATCTCGTTCTGGCGCGCTTTGGCCGCAGCCGCGAAGTCGGCCGCCGCCGCCTCGTCCTTCATCGCGGCGATCACGGCGCGGATCTGAATCACCGACAGGCCGTAGGCATCGGCCAACGTCTTCTGCGACACGCCGGCGTCGAGGTAGTGCTTGATCCCCTCCACGACGCTGCCGTCGATCTCGTCGATGACACTCCGCCACCCCTGACCCACAATCGAGAGCTCGGCCATCGCATCAGCCATGATCTTGTCGGCGCGCGCGGCCGCGGCGGCTCGCTGCTCTCGACCGCGAATGAACTCGTCGTGCTCGCGCTTCTGCTCGGCGACGGCGGCCTTGTAGGCGTCTTCCTCGGCCTTCGCGGCGGCGACCAGTTCCTTGCTGTGGTCCTTGGCCACCTGCGCGTTGATCTTCATCGCTTCGCTGAGGTCGGTGATCTCGCGCCCCGCGTGCTGCGAGGCCCGGGCAAGCACGTCGGCCGCGGCGCCCGCTTCCTCCCCGGCGACGTCGCCCCAGCCCATCATCGAGGCCACGCTCGTTGAGATCGCGTCATCGAGCTCGAAGAAGTCCGCGATGCTGCGGCCGATGTTCCAGGCGGCCATGGCCGTGCCGACGACGGCGGTCGCGGTTCCGAGCAGCCCGAGCTGCGCGACCGTCAGCCCCGCGCCTTCGGCGACGTCATTCAGACCGCCGCGCATCTCGCTGAAGATGCCCGGCAGCTCCTGAAACTCCTGCTGGGCGACGTCGGCCGCGCTGACGACCTGCGTGCCGAAATCCTCGGCCGCTTTGCCGGCTTCGCCGAGGATGCCGCCGGCGGTCCTGGCACCGCCGCCGAGCCGTTCCATCTGGTCGGCAGTGTGCTCGAGCGCCAAGCGTCCTTCGACGAGGTTTTTCTTGAGGTCGTCGATGTTGGCGGTGACGCGAACGATCAGGGCGGGGTTCGCGCTGGCCATTAGTCACCAAGCCCTTGCTCGTGGATCGCGACTTCGATCGCCGAGGCGATGCGCCGCTCGTGATTGGCCGCCTCGAGGCGCGCCGACGGATGCAGGAAGGGCCGCGGGCGGATGAACTTCGTGCCGTACTCGATCCAGCGCGGGAGCATCGGCATCCACGACCGCTTCACGAACACGACGTGGCCATCACCCTTGTAGGTCTCCTCGACCACGATGCTCTCGGCGGTTTGCCCGGTGCGCCTGGCGACGCNNCGACGCGGCGCGCCGCCTCCGCGGCCACCGCATCCGCCGTGATCTTCGTGGCGATCTTGGCGCGATTGAAGACGGCGTCCGGGATCTCGTCGAGCGCCCGGAGCAGATCGTCCTTGTCGACCTCGATGGTGAACTCGCTCATGGCTTCGACGCGCTGGCCTCGCGCGCCAGCTCGAAATCGATCTGTTTCACCACCTGCACCATGTCGTCCCCGATCAGCGCTTTCTGCGCCTCACTGCTCGTCGCCGCGTCATACCGGGCCTTCGCGCGCGCGTAGGCGCGGAATTCCACGATCTGCTCGAGGAAGCCGGCCGGGCACCGGAGCCACTCGCGATAGGCCGCCGTCGGCACGCAGGAGAACTCTTCACAGAGGCGCCCGATGAAGTGCTCAAACGGCTGCGGCCCCTGCCGCTCCAACCAGCGATGCAGGGGCCTGAGCCTCTTTTTGCAGCGCCTCGATATCCTCGGCGCTCGTCACGAAGAGCGCCGGCTTCGTCAGTTTCAGGATCGCGCGCGCAATGAACTCGGCCGCGTCGTCGTCCAGGTCGGCGACCGCCTCCGGTTCGAACTTCCGCGCCACGCTCCACCCGAGCAGCCCGGCTTCGATGATCGTGTTGCGGTCGAAGCCGTTGAGCGGGTCGGCGATGATCGGCGTCGGATCGCCGGTCGCCTTCGCGAGATTCCGCTTGAAGGACTCCGCCCAGCCGCGCGCGGATCGATTGCCACTGACGAGTGACTTCAGGTGTTCGCCCTGCGCACGCTCGACCTCCCGGCCGGTCAGCTTCCGGATCGTCGCCGTGTGTCCCGGCGCGAACGGTAAGGCGATCGTCTGCTGCGTCTGGCTCGCGAACATCAGCTCCAGGCCCCTGAGTTCTGGATCAACACGGCTTCGAATTCCGTCAGCTGCCCGCTGCGCCCGAGCACTTCGTAGCTCTGGAGGTAGCCTTCGGACGTCCACGTTTTGCTGTTGCCGAAGACGATGGCGAGCGTCCGCGTCGCGGCTTGCGGCGAGGTGTCCGGCGTGCCGAGGACGGTGTGTGGCCCGGTCGTCGGGGTGTCGTCCCAGTACCCGCGGACCGTGATTGGGTCGATCTTGCTGACCCCGGTCGGCAGCTGCCCTTCGACGGTGGCGCCGTAGGGGGTATTCGCCTGCATGTTCGACGTGAGCTTCACGCCGCCCATCGTCAGTACGAAGCTGGTGATCGCCCGCGGCGTGCCGCCTGGCGCGTCGTCGTAGGTGATCGTGATTTCAGACGATCCATGTTTTCCGGCTGGCATGAGCTGCTCTCCTCGTTAGTTGCGGCCGAAGCCGGCAAACAGCGTGATCGATCCGGTGCCGGTCACATCCCCGTTGAAGCTCAGATAGCGATCAACCGTCCCCGCGACGGCAATGCGCTCCGCCGCTGGCGCCGCGGTGACGTTTGCGAAGGTGATGAGATCCGCGTAGGTGATGTCGTCCGGCGACGAGCGGATCTTGCCGACGAAGCCGGTGAGCCCCGCGAGCGCGCTCACCTCGAGATAGCCGGCGCCGCCGCCGACCGTGTTCGCGCGGACAAACGAGCCGCCGGTCCCGCCGACGGTGACGTTCACCGGGACTGAGAAGTGCGTGTCGTCGATGACGGTGACGGTCCGCTCGCCGTTGATCGTCGGCGTCGAGCCGGTGACGCCGCTGATCAACACCTTCTGCCCAGTCGTCAGGCCGTGCGCGATCGGCGTCGTCACAACGCTTGGATTCGCGACCGAATTCGACGTGATCGGGATGACGCGCTGTCCGGTGTCGAGCGTGAAGTCGACCTGGGCGCCGTCGGTCTTCGTGTTCCAGTCGACCGTCTTCGTGGCCCAGTTCTGGAGGATGACGCCCTTCTCGACCGCGCCGGAGGCGCTGTAGTCGACGTTGGCCTTGGTCAGATCCTCGTTCTGGCCGAGCACCTCGTAGCCCATGCCGTAGACGCCCGACACGCCAATGAACGGCCGGCCGATCGCGTTGCCCGCCCAGGCGGCGACCAGCGTCCGGCTGACGCGCTGGTTCGCAGCCACGCTAAGCAGCGCGTGCGCGCCTGCCGCGCTGTCATCGAAGAACGCGCCGTCCTGGGCGAGCTCCACGCGTGAGAGTCCAGTCGGCGACGAGGCCTCTGACGAATCGCCGAGCCCGTCGCTCCGCGTCATCAGCGCTTCGACTTTGTGGCGGAAGGATTTCACCTTCGACGCGAGCAGGTCGTAGCCGTCGACCAGCAGCACGCTGAAGCTGTTCGAGCCGTACTTCGCCATCAGGCCCTGCCCTTCTCCGGCACGGGTTCGATGTGGCCCGCCTCGACCAGCGGGCGGAGGCTCTGCGGCGGCACCTTCTCGCAGGTGTCGCCGACGTCCGCCAGGGTCTCGTCTGCGGCGTTCGAGAGCCGGTGCACGGCGCGGTACTTCGAGCCGTCGAGCGCCGCCTGCA